ACTGAATATGGTGAAGTAAGATCAACAAAAGATGGTGTTACAGTAGCTAAACAAATTTCAAATCTAGAAGATCCAATCGAAGAATTAGGTGTTCAAATGATTAAACAAGCTTCCATTAAAACAGCTAATAATGCAGGTGATGGTACAACTACATCTACACTTTTAGCTCAAAGTATTATTAATGAAGGTTTATCTTATTTAGATAAAGGAGCAAATGCTGTTGAAATCAAACGTGGAATTGACTTAGCTGTAAAAGAAGTAGTAAATTCTTTACGTAAAGAAATTGCTCAAGATATCTCATCTGAAACTCAATTAGAGCAAATAGCAACTATTTCAGCTAATAATGATTCTGAAGTAGGCAAATTAATAGCGATAGCAATGGAAAAAGTAGGTCGTGAAGGAGTTGTTACAATTGAAGAATCTAAAACAGGTGAAACATATCTTGAAACAGTAGAAGGTATGCAATTTGATAGAGGATATAAATCACACTATTTTGTAACAAATAATAGTGATATGACTTGTACTTTAGAAGAACCATTCATTTTAATTGCTGATAAAAAGTTTACTCAAGTGAAAGATTTACTACCAATTCTAGAAGGAGTATCAGGTACCGGTAAATCATTATTAATTGTAGCAGAAGATATAGATGGTGAATCTTTATCTACTCTTATTGTAAATAAAATGAGAGGTACTATTAAAGTGTGTGCTGTTAAAGCTCCTGATTTTGGTGATCGTAGAAAATTATTACTTGAAGACATGGCTATTATGACTGGTGGTCAAGTATTTTCACCTGAAAAAGGAATGAAATTAGATAAATTTTCTTGGGATTGGTTTGGAAAAGCTCGTTTAGTTACAGTAACAAAAGATCAAACAACAATTGTTGATGGTAGAGGTGATTCTGAAAAAATTGAAGCTCGTGTTGATGAATTACAAGTTCAAATTGAAAACTCAATCACACCATTTGAAAAAGAAAAATTACAAGAACGTTTAGCAAAATTTATAGGTGGTGTAGCAATAATTCATGTAGGTGGCAACTCAGAATTAGAAATGAAAGAAACTAAAGATAGAGTTGATGATGCATTACATGCAACTAAAGCTGCTATTGAAGAAGGAATTGTACCAGGTGGTGGATCAGCACTTTTATATGCTAGAGAAGCTATTAATAAAACTCGTACAGAACTAGATTCAGATATTCATATTGGTAAATCAATTGTTTATAAAGCATGTGCCTCTCCATTTATGAAAATTTTAACAAATGCAGGTTATACAGATAGTGAATGCTATGGATTAATTAATCAAATGGGTGATAATAACTGGAAAGGTTATAATATTAAAACTGAAACATTTGATGATATGAAAGAAGCAGGTATTATTGATCCTGCTAAAGTAACCAGAAATGCATTAGAAAACGCAGCTTCAGTAGCAGGAACAGTATTATTAACAGAAGCAGCAGTTGTTGAAATTAATAAAGATAAAAAAGATAATACAGACGGTTTACCATTCTAATTATGGAAATTAAGGAAAAAAATGTCTTAATAGCAAGACGTGTACCTCCAGGTGATAAATGGGTTTTAGTTGATGATGATAAACAAATTGTTCATTCATCATTAACTGAAACCTTAGAAGCCTATTTTCAAAAAGTTCAAAGACCTTATGAATTTAGGCTTGCACCTCTAAAAGGAGAATTATATATTATAACTACTGAAGAAGTAGCTCCACCTCCACCTAAACGGTTTAATATATATGGAGATTATTAATTAAAAAATAAAAGGTTATGACAAAAAGGTTACATACAATATTAAATGAAAAATATAGACCTGATACATTAGAAGGTTATATTTGTAAAGATGAAATTAAAACCAAATTTCAAGAGTTTATAGATAAACAAGATATTCCTCATTTGTTATTTGCTGGTAAACCAGGCGCTGGTAAAACAACTATAGCAAAAATATTAGTTAATAATATTAACTGTGATTATCTTTATGTTAATGCTACTGATGAAAGATCAATGGATGTTATGAGAGAAAAAGTAGGAGCATTTGCAGCTGCAGGTTCATTTAAGCCACTTAAAATAGTGATTCTAGATGAAGCAACTCATATACTTCAAGCATCACAAGTTATCTTGTTAAATATGATGGAAACATATAGTTTAACAACTCGTTTTATTTTAACAGGTAATTATCCAGAACGACTTATTGAACCATTAAGAAGTAGGTGTCAGGAATTTGATTTACAACCTCCAACTAAAAAAGTAGTAGCTCAACATATTAGTACTATTTTAGATAAAGAAAGTATTGAATATGAAATACCTGATTTAGTTACTATTGTAAATAGATTTTATCCTGACTTTAGAAAAATAATTAATAGTTGTCAAAAATATACTATTAATAATGCTTTAGTGGTTGATAAATCAATTAATTCAACTGATGATTATAAGGATAAAGTGTTAGATGAACTTAAAAAACCGTCTGTAAAAACGTTTAATAACATTAGACAAATTATAGCAAATGCTGATTTAAGCGATTATGAGGACTTATATAAGTTTTTATATGATAAATTAAATGAGTATGCTAAAGGTAATGAAGGTTTAGTAATTATTTGTCTTGAAGAGTATATGTACCATGCAACATTTCGCTTAGACAAAGAAATCAATTTTATGGCTTGCATAGCCAAAATTTTAGAAACAATTAAATAAATATATATGCAACAAGAACAACTAAAAATGAATGTAGATATTAAACAATCTACACCTATTATTTCTGAGGATGGAAATCAAGTTTTCCAAGAAGTAGTAGTATTAAGAAAAATCAGTAAATTTTTAACAGGTACATCTGAGGATGCTATTATTCCAATTCCTGTGTTTATTGATGTTAAAACAGGTAAAATATTAACAGAATTAGTTCCTAAAGAACTTCGTGAAGAATATGAGCAGTACAACCAAGACAAAGCCTAAATCATTTACAATATTTGACTTTATAAAAGCAATTATTGATACTAAACCTAGTTGGGAATCATTTACTCCTGAACAACAAAAACAATTTAATAATTTTATGATTCATAAATTTTTATCTATGAATCCTAAGTATATTACTTTAGTAAATTATATTCAAGGTTTAAATATTCAATCAAATAAAAAGTTGTATGAGACATATTGTTTTATGATTCCTCAATCTAAAAACACTTATTCAACTTATATTAAGTCAAATACTAAAAAAGCTTCACCTGAAGCAGCTCAACATGTAGCAGAATATTTTAAATGCTCAGTCTCTGAGGCAAATGAATATATTAATTTAACTGATGAAAAATGGTTAGAAAATATTTTAGTTACTAAAGGAGTAGATGAGAAGGAAATTAAAAAATTATTAAAATGAGTAAAGTACAATATACAGATTACACTCCTGATTCAATAGTTCAAACAGTAATTGAAAATTATGTTAAACGAGCTCAAATAGGAGAAAAAAAGTATGGAGTAACTTTAGATAGAACTGATTTGGAATTGCTAGATTATTTACAACATGCTAAAGAAGAAGCAATGGATTTAACTCTTTATTTAGAAAAAGCAATTCAATTAATTAAAAATAATGGCTAAAATTCCTTCTATAATTAAGCAGATTAGAGATTTCAAACCCCAAGAAATCAATTATGCTTATCAAAAATCAATTTCATATTCACAATTATCAATGTATTTGTCTTGCCCTAAAAAATGGGCATTACAATACAGAGATGGTCATAAAATTTATGCTCCATCTATTAATATGACATTTGGTACTTCAATTCACGAATCAGTTCAACATTATCTTCACACAATGTATGAAACATCAGGTGCTGAAGCTGACAGAATTGATTTGGATGATTATTTTGAAGAACGTTTTAGAGAAAATTATTCTAAAGAGTATAAAAATAATAATAATACTCATTTTAGTGATTCTGAAGAAATGAGAGAATTTTTTGATGATGGATTAGCTATTTTAGATTTTATTAAAAAGAAACGAAATGAGTATTTTAGTAAAAGAGATTGGCATTTAGTAGGAATTGAAATACCTATTGTAATGGCTCCAAATCCAAAATATTCTAACATTTTATATAATGGGTTTATAGATTTAGTTTTATATCATGAACCAACAAATGAATTTATAATTTATGATATTAAAACAAGTGCTAGAGGATGGGGTGATAAAGATAAAAAAGATGAGATAAAACAATTTCAAATTTTACTTTACAAAACCTATTTTAGTAAACAATTTAATGTTCCTATAGAAAATATAAATGTTAAATTCTTTATATTAAAAAGAAAAATATGGGAGGAAAGTGAATTTCCTCAAAAACGTATTCAAGAGTTTATACCTGCTAATGGTAAAACAAAATTAAATAAAGCCAATACAGCTTTAAATACTTTTATTGAAGATATTTTTAATATGGATGGAACATTTAAAACTACTGATTATCAAGCTAAACCTGATAAAAGTACTTGTAGGTATTGTCCATTTAAAAATAAAAAAGATTTATGCAATAAGGCAGTCTCTTGATATCCTTATATATTTATATACAAATATATGTTATGTCAAATGAAAGTAATGATACCCAACTCACCTCAGTAAAAGTAGACAAAGATCTATTTGGAGTTTTTAAAGTAGAATGTGTAAAAAGAAAATTTAGTTTAAATAAGCTTGTAAATCGAGCAATAGATTTATATCTTAAAGACGAAAGTTTTAGAAAACAACTTACAAATCATATTAATCCAAAAATAAAAGAACAATAAGTTATGGAAAATTTAGAAAAACTAAATTTAAAAATTAGAATTCAAATTCTTGATTCTGATAATCAAATTCTTATACAATCTACAGTTAACCAAACTGAAGTGAAGGATGTTAGGATTTATACAAATGTTAGTCTTGTAGATGAAACTTATTTAATGTTATTAGATGAATTAAAACAAAAATTAAATCAAAATTAAGTTATATGAATTCAAGTTTTGCTTATTTACCTCCTAATGAGAGGAAAAAAATCTTATTAATTTGTGATGATTTAAGAGTGCATTCAGGAGTAGCTACTGTTGCTCGTGAAATGGTTCTTAATACAGTTCAACATTTTAATTGGATACAAGTAGCAGGAGCCATTAATCATCCTGATAAAGGTAAAAAATTAGATTTATCTCCTGATACAAATGCTAATACAGGGTTAAAAGATACTTCTGTTTATCTTTATCCTGTAGATGGTTACGGAGATGCTAATCTAATTAGACATTTAATTAAAGTTGAAAAACCAGATGCTATATTTTTGATCACTGATCCAAGATATTTTATGTGGTTATTTCAAATTGAAAATGAAATTAGAAGAAAAATACCAATTGTGTATTTAAACATTTGGGATGATTACCCAGCTCCAATGTATAATAGACCATTTTATGAAGCATGTGATGCTTTATTAGGAATTTCCAAACAAACAGTAAATATTAACAAATTAGTTTTAGGTTATAAAGCTGAAGATAAATTAATAAAATATGTTCCTCATGGTTTAAATCATGATATTTTTAAACCTATAAATGAAAATGAACCTGGATTTAAAGATTTTAAAAAACAAATTTTTAAAGATAAAGAATATGATTTTGTATTATTTTTTAATTCTAGAAATATTAGAAGAAAACAAATACCTGATACATTATTAGCATATAAATACTTTATTGATACATTATCTGAAGAAAAAGCTAAAAAATGTGCTTTTTTATTACACACACAAGTTGTAGACGATAATGGAACAGATTTAGGAGCAGTATGTGAATATTTATTTGATAATAACCCTAAATACAACATTATATTTTCAGATAGAGCATTGCCTCCTCAACAAATGAATTGGTTATATAATATGACTGATGCTCAAATTTTATTAACATCAAATGAAGGTTGGGGATTATCATTAACAGAAGCATTATTAACTGGAAAATTAATTATAGCTAATGTAACAGGTGGAATGCAAGATCAAATGAGATTTGCTTTTGATGATGGAAATTGGATTGATTTTGATTCTGAATTTCCTTCAAACCATAACGGTACAATTAAAAAGCATGGGGAATGGGCATTACCTGTTTACCCAAGTAATCGTTCAATTCAAGGTTCTCCAGTCACACCTTACATTTGGGATGATAGATGTAAAGCAGAAGATGCTGCTGATAGAATTAAAGAAGCTTATAACATGTCTAAAGAAGAACGTGTTAAAAGAGGTTTAGCAGGTCGTGAATGGGCTTTAAGTGATGAAGCTGGGTTTACAGGAGAAAAAATGGGTCAACGAGTTATTAAATATTTAGATGAATTATTTAATACTTGGGAACCAAGAGAAAAATTTGAATTAATTAATACAAATGATATTCAAAAAAGAGTTTTAAATCATAAATTAATATACTAATATGAGTAAAAATAGTTGTGTTATCTATGCGCCAATAGATACTTTATCAGGTTATGGAGCTAGAGCTCGTGATACTGTAAAATCAATAATTCAATTAAAAAAAGATGAATGGGATATAAAAATTATTCCTTGTAATTGGGGTAATACTCCTACTAACTTTATTGAAGAAAATCCTGAATGGCAGTTTTTAAATCAATATGTTATTCAAGGGCAATTAACATCTCAACCTGATATTTTTATCTGGATTACAATCCCAACTGAATTTCAAAAAGTAGGTAAATATAATATTGGAATCACAGCAGGTTTAGAAACAGATATTGTACCTAATGATTGGGTTGAAGGTTGTAATAGAATGGATTTAGTACTAGTATCATCAATACATTCAAAAAGAGCATTTTTAAATTCAAAGTACCAAAAAATAAACAATCAGACAAAACAATCTGAAGGCACTTTAGAAGTTACAACTCCTATTGAAGTAATATTTGAAGGAATTGATACTAATGTTTATAAATTTTTAGAAAATCCAAATAAAGAAGTAGGTAATTTAGATACTATACCTGAACAATTTTGTTATTTGTTTGTAGGTCATTGGTTACAAGGTGATATGGGTGAAGATAGAAAAAATGTAGGATTATTAGTTAAGGCATTTTTAGAAACATTTAAAAATAAAAAACATACTCCTGCTTTAGTATTAAAAACATCTATTGTAGGTCCATCTTACATGGATAGAGATGAAATTTTAAAACGTATTGCTAAAATTAAAGAAACAGTTAAAGGATATAGTTTACCAAACATTTATTTACTACATGGTGAATTTTCAGATGAAGAAATGAATGAAATTTATAATCATCCGAAAGTTAAAGCTATGGTTAGTTTAACTAAAGGTGAAGGATTTGGTAGACCATTACTTGAATTTACTCAAAGTAAAAAACCACTTATTGTGTCAAATTGGAGTGGACATTTAGATTTTTGTAATCCTGATTTTACAGTTCTAATAAATGGTGCTTTAACAAATGTACATCCAAGTGCTGCTAATCAATGGATTTTAAAAGAAGCTAGATGGTTTTCGCCTGATTTAAGTCAAATAGGAAAAAATTTGAAAGAGGTTTATGAAAATTATAAAGATTACACTGTTAATGGTAAACGTTTAGGATTTTATACTAAAACAAATTTTTCATTTGAAAAAATGAATGAAAAAATGTCTGAGTATTTAAAACGTATTCCTGAATTCCCTAAACAAATGACTCTTAAATTACCACAACTTAAAAAAATAGAATTACCTAAATTACAAAAAGTAGAAAAATAATGGATAACTTAATGACTTGCCCTCATTGTGGCTCAGATGCTTGTTACGTAAATGAAAATTCACCAGAAATCAAAACATATTCTTGTTTTGGTTGTGGTTTTACAACTAATTCTTTAATGAAAGAAGGTGAAGAATTTTTTAATAAACAATTAGAAGTTTTACCTGAACTTTATAAAGATATGATCTTTACAGATAATAATGGTTTAAAATGGATGCCTACAACTATTAATGTACCTAATCAAGGAATGGTATTCTATAATGGTACTAGTAAAGAGAATGCTAAGTGGGCCGCTGTGAAAGCAGTAAAAATAGCAGAAGAAGAAAAAGAAAAATATCCAATCAAAAAGAAACCAGGTCAGTTTTACGAGTATAGAATGGACATGACTACAATGCAAGGTTTTGAGATGAAAGATTTTATGGAAGCTTTATCTTATATTGGCATACTGCCAGAATAATATTATATTAAATAATATGAAAATAAGTTATGCAATTACAGTTTATAATGAACTAAATGAAATAAAACGTCTTATATCATTTTTACTTAAAAATAAACGTAATGAAGATGAAATTGTAGTTTTATTTGATGATAAAGGTCCTAGTGAAGTATGGGAATATCTTGAATCACAAGGTGAAAATATAAAAATCCATCCAGCTAATTTTAATAAAGATTTTGCTAGTTGGAAAAACAAATTAGGCAAACTTTGTTCAGGTAATTATATTTTTCAAATAGATGCTGATGAAATACCTCATGTTGATTTAATTAAATTATTACCTAGTTTGTTAGAACAAAACCCAGAAGTTGATATGTTTATGGTTCCTAGAATTAATGTTATTGAAGGATTAACACAGTGGCATATTGAACAATGGAGATGGAATGTTAATGAAAAAGGATGGGTTAATTTTCCTGATTATCAAACTCGTATCTACAAAATTAACTCTGAAATTAAATGGGAAGGTAAAGTACATGAAAGAATAACAGGTACAAAAACATTTTCTCCTTTACCAACTGAAGAATATTGGTGTTTATATCATCCTAAAGATATTGAAAGACAAGAAAAACAAAATAATTATTATGCTTCTATCTAAAATAACTAATTATTTCTATCCATATAGAGTTCTAGATATAGGAGCTAATATTGGACAATTTCATATAGAATGTAAAAATGCATTTCCAAATAGTTATATATTCTCTATTGAAGCCTCAGATGAATGTGAACCATATTTAAAACAAATAACAGATAATTATTATATAGGATTATTAACTAAAGATAATTCTGAGTATGATTTTTATAGTAGAAAAAATGATCCAATATGTACTGGTAATTCTATATATAAAGAATTAACTCAATTTTATTCATATGATCAATTAAATATTATTAAAAAGAAAGGAATTAAATTAGATAATTTATTTGAAAATGATTCTGAATTTGATCTTATAAAAATTGATACTCAAGGATCAGAGTTAGATATTATAGAAGGAGGAATTGAGTTATGTAGTAAAGCTAAAGGAATATTATTAGAAGTATCATTAACCCAATATAATGAAAATTCTCCTTTATATAATGAAGTAATAGATTATATGAATAATATAGGATTTATTAGAACTGAAATATTAGATGAACAACGTAATCATGGAGCCTATCAACAAGATATACTTTTTATAAATGAAAAATTTACTAATAGGAGCAATTAGTGGAAATTATTCTCCACACGAGTTAAAAAACTGGATAGAAACCTCAAAATGGGAAGATTGTGAAAGAGTTTTATTACTTTATAATCCATCAAATAATGGAATTGAAGAATATTTAAAAAATAATAACATAAATGTTATATATCCTAATTTTGATTTTTGGGGTAATGAAAAAAAACAATTTAATTTTGATACTGGAGTTTGTGATTTTGCTGTTTCTTATGATTTAATTCATAATATTAGATTTTTTCACATATGGAATTATTTACAAAATAACATATATGATAAAGTACTAATCACAGATGTACGTGATGTTTATTTTAACAATAATCCATTTTTATATTTAAATTCTAATTTTTTAACTGCTACAAGTGAAGAAATTATATATGAAAATGAAGAATGGAATAAAAATCATATACATTATAATTTAGGCATAGTAGGATTAGAAAAACTCTTAGATAAAACAGTATACAACGTAGGTGTATTTGGGGGAGGATATGAATTAATGAAAGAAATATGTGTTGATATATATCTATTATCAGTAGGTAAATATAAAGTAGCAGATCAAACATCCTATAATTATTTAATTCAAACTAAATATAAAGAAAAAACTATATTTACTAACTTAAAAGATGAATTAGCAGTACATTTACATGTGATAAATGCTGGATTAGTTAAGTTTGATTTAAATAATATAAAAAATTATAAAATAGTACATCAATATGATAGAATCCAAGGATTTACAAGATAAATATTCAATTATAATTTCTTATAGAAATAGAGAAGAACATCTATCTATACTATTACCAAAATTAAAAGAAATTTTTCAAGATAAAAATTATGAAATAATAATTGCTGAGCAAAATGATGATGATAAATTTCAAAAAAATTCATTATACAACCTAGCAGTATCTAAATCAACAGGTGATATATTAATATTTCATGATGTAGATTATTACCCTACAGATAATGTAACTTATCACACAGATAGATTGACCCCATTATACCCAGTAAGACAAGTATTATTTTTAGGAGCTGATAATCAACCAAGAAATATAGATGATATTCCTGGAGGGTATAGAAATTTTATAAATGATGTTGGGGACCACTCAGGTGGAGTATTTGTATTAAGTAGAGATTTATTTTATAAAGTAAATGGTTTAAATCCATATTATAAAGGGTGGGGTAAAGAAGATGATGACACCAGAGATAGATTACGATTATTAGGTTATAAATGGAAAAGAAATAAAGAAGGTTTATTTTATGGATTATACCATACCCATAACCACCCAGAGCATAATGATGTTGATTTTATTAATAATCATATTCTTCTATCTCAATTAAAAAATAATTTACATTTAGGATATAAAAATGTAAGTGCTGATCTAGAAGAATTTAAAATAGATGATAATATTAAATGGTTAAAAATTAAAAATTTTAAATATGAGTAAATTAGAAACATTATTTAATAAATATAAATCAGATAAAGGAACAGAAATTGGTCCTAAACATTCATATGCCAGCTTTTATGAAAAATATTTAGAACCTATTAAAGATGAGGAATTATTAATTTTAGAAATAGGATTATGTGATGGTAAATCCCTCAGAACATGGTATGAATATTTACCTAATAGTATCATTATTGGACTAGATATTGATGATAAATCAGAATACAATAATGATAGAGTTTTTACATTTAAATTAGATCAATCTAAACCAGACCAATTAGTCAATTTTGTTAAAGAATGTAAAGATAAAGGATATGAATTTGATATGATATTGGATGATGGAAGCCATCATATGTTAGATCAACAGATTACTTTAGGATATTTATTCCCTATTTTAAAATCAAGAGGAATGTTTTTTATAGAAGACTTACATACTTCTTTAGCAGATAATGGTTTTCCTCTTTATGGAAAAATGTTAGATATACAAGAAAATAGAAAAAATACAACTTTATATTATTTAATGGAGTCATTCAATAGTATATATCTTACTCAAGATCAAAACTATTATTTACAACAAAATATTAACTATATTGAAATTCATAATAAATTTAACCAATATCAAGAATCTCAATTCAAATACAGAAGTATTACTTCATTAATAAGAAAAAAATGATTAAGTTAATTATATTTGATTTAGATGGTGTATTAGTAGAAGCTAAACAAATACATTATGAGGCTTTAAATAAAGCATTAGGATCAAAATATGCTATTAATTGGGATGAACATTTATCAATTTATGATGGACTTAAAACTAATCAAAAATTAGAAATGTTAACCCTTAAAAAAAATTTACCACCAGAAAATCATAAACAAGTATGGAAAGATAAACAAATATATACATTACAAGCTTTAAAAAATTTAAAACATAACTCAGATTTAGTAACAACAATGGCTATGTTAACTAATAATGGTTATAAATTAGCTGTATGTTCTAATAGCATTAGAAAAACAGTATTAACTGTATTATCCAAACTTGGTATTATTGAATATTTTGATTTAATATTATCAAATGAAGATGTCAAAAACAGTAAACCACATCCAGAAATATATTGGAAAGCTATATCAATAATGGGATATTTACCTG